GGATAACTAGAACTTCGATTTCTCGAATTGAGTTCTTGAAAACGTCTGGTTAGATGAGAAATTTTAGTATCTTCAAACCCTATCCCTTTTTCATAGTTAGGCATACCCAAGCTATTCATCAAGCTACGAGTTTTACCAGCTTTTAAGACCTTTGTTCCAGGTGGAAGTGGTAAAGTAACATTACGGCCTTGCGGAATAAATGAAGTTCCGTCCGGCAATGTAACCAACTCTTTATACAAGGTTCCTCGTTGGTCATTGACCATCGCTAAACCACCTGGGTGATTATCTGTACCCTTGGCGTGTTTTTGCGTGAAGAACCTTGTAACTACGTCGATAAATTTAATACTTGGCAATGAATTTAAAGATGCCCAAGCACTGTTGATACCTCCACCAGTATTGTTCGTAGCATTGATATCAATCGGGCTATTTTGCTTGACTGCGTTTACTCCAGCGCTTGCAGCAGCTGAAGGATTTCCTGTCAAATCAACAGCGTTAATATCAATTGGTTTTAACTGATAAGGAGAGTTAACGCTAAGTGTGGCAGATTGTGAAGCACCTCCTGTTTCATCAGTAGCGTTAATACTGATAGGAGAAGTTTGCGCAGGCGAGTTAACGCTAGCTTGGGCGCTTGCTACTGCTTCTGCGGTTTTATCTTCTGCTTGCAACGGTTTAGGTGCTGGGAACAAAGTATTCCAATAATTCAAACCAATATTGGCATTGTTCAACGTACTTGTAAAATTAGAAGAATCTGCTGTCAGATTTTTTACAAACACTGATGCTTCATTCCATAAAGATAGACCAGCTTTAGAATTCGCTACTTCCGTTTGGAAGGATTGACTATTTGCTAAGAATTCTTTCTGAGCTGGTTTCAGTGCATCGTATTCACTTAATAATTTCGTTGCCTCTGTTGCGCTATTAATGACACTCTCATTCTTTAAAAAGAGTTCTTTGATATGAGTAGGCATACTATTCCATGCTTTTAAGTTACTTTCACTATCAAAAATAGCTTGCAATCCAGCTTTATTATCTACGATGACTTGTTTTTCTTCCAAGGTCATACTTGACCATTTGCCAGACTCAACAAGCGCTTCAGCAATTGTCACACGGGCATTTGAGTTTAAGTTTGCGTTTTTAACAATGAATTGCAGTTGCTCCCAACCTTCAGCAGACTTGGTAGCTTCCCCGATAACTTCTTTTACATTGGACTTAACTTCGAAATTACCATTTTCATTGATATTTCCGACCAACAAAGACCAAGCGTCGTTAGCTTCTCGTGTCTCTTTGCTCATATCACTAGTATATTTAGCTAAGATACTATGAGAATCGCCCATTTTTTGAGAAGCTTCTGCAGCTTTTTGGCCAATCATTTCATAAGATAGACCATATTCCTCAAGGACTTTTTTAGCTTCTTCCCAGTAATTGAAACTTTCAGAACCACGAAGTTTTAGTTTTGCGTCTAGGTTTTTCATTACCTGATAATACTTAACACCTAGTGCTTCCATCGTTTGATTATGGTTGGCTTCTAAAGCTTGAAGTTTTTTATTGTAGGTTTCTTGGTCAAGAACTTTACCATCTAAGAGTTGTTTTAACTCGTCTTTTTGTGTTTTGTATAACGTATTCTCATCGTCGAGCGCTTTTTTCAAAACATCTTTAGCATGATTCAACTGAGTTTCGTTTAGAGTATTGATCTCTCCATTTAACGCTTGAATTGCTGCTTTTTGTTGTTCGCCAGACAATTCCATCATAGAGATTCTAGCTTTTATCATCTCTCTTTGGTTGTTTAAGACGATTTCTTTTTCTTCTTGAGAAAACTTGCTAGCGTCTCCGTTGTGACGTTTATAAATTTCGCTAACCTGATTAGCCATTGCATCGGTATTTGAAACAACTTGCTCATTTTTTGCTTTCATATTAGCGATTGCTTCATCACTAATACCCCACTTTTTGGCCAGTTCTTCCATACGCTGACTAGCTTTTTCTGCCCCTGAAGCAACCTCTTCATGAAGTCTCCTAAAGGATTCAGATACTTTTTCAGCATCTCCAGCGTGTGTTCCGAAGTTAGCAACTGCAGTGCTTGTTTCATCCACTTTAGTTTGGAAGTCTCTTAAATCTTTAGTTGCAGTATCGCTCAATTGAGAGCCAAACTCTTCGGTTTTGATTCGTGCTTCATCTTTCTTGTTCCCTAAGTAAACAAGTCCTGCTGCAAGTAATGAAGTTCCACCGACTAATAAGCCGATTGGATTTGCTAAAGCACCAAATGCGCCAGATAACGCTCCGGCGTTAGTTGCTGCGCCTGCTGCTGCAGTTTCAACTGCTCCTGCTGATCCAGCGAATGTTTTCATCGCGCCTGCTGCAAACTTAAAATCTTTTAAATACTTGAGCGAACCACTCAAGAACCCAATACCTCTAGATAGACCGCCTATAACTTTAATCAGACCACCAATGGTAGAGATACCACCACCTAACAATTTTATTGCAGGTCCGACGGCTGCTACCATCGATCCCCATTTAATAATGTTCTGTTGTTGTTCTCTTGACATGGAACTGAATTGCTTAGCCAAATCTGCTAGTGTGCTTATCCAAGGTTTTGCTGCTTCCAATCCGTCTTTCAGAGCGTCTAATAACGGACCTCCAAACTCAATTGCGACATCTGTCAATTGGTTCTTGAGCATTTGGAGTTTGGATTGCATTGTCTCGTAGCGTTTGTTCGCTTCGTCTGTTAATGCAGTTCCTTTTTCCCATTCGCTATTCGCTAGTCCAACTGCCTTGCCCATTGTTTCTGCTGCAAGACCCAAAGATTTCAGCATATTAGATTGTCGGATACCTGTTAGACCAAGTTGCTCCAAAATCTTGTTAGTATCTTTCCCTTCATCTTTAGCTCTACCGAGACCTCTAATGAAGTCTTGTAGAGCTTCAGCAGGTTTAGTTTTCCACTTTTCAGCGAATTGGTCTGCAGTTACTCCAGCTGTATCAGCATAGATTCTTAATTGCTCTCCACCTTCTGAAACCGCTTTGGAAATACCTGTTAGCGTCTGAGTCATTGCAGTACCACCAGCTTCAGCCTCAATACCAACCGAACTCATGGCAGTTGATAGACCTAAGATTTCAGGCGTAGTCAATCCAGCTATTTTACCTGATGCTGCAAGACGATTGGCCATGTTAACAATATCGCTTTCAGTTGTTGCGAAATTATTCCCCAAACCAACGACAGTTGCACCAAATTTAGCTGACCAACTATCAAGATCATCTCCTGAAACTTGCATGATGTTACCGATTTTAGCGATAGACGTTGCAGCTTCTTCAGCACTCAAGTTGGTAGATACACCAAGGTTAATCATGGTTTTAGTGAAACCTTCGATTGAACCAATCGGTACACCCAACTGCCCTGCCGCTTCAGCGACTGCAGCAATTTCCGTAGCACTAGCTGGCATTTCTTTTGCCATATTCCGAATGCTAGCACTTAATTTTTCAAATTGTTGAGGCGTTCCGTCTACTGTCTTTTTAACACCAGCAAACGCACTCTCATAATCGATCGCTGCTTTCAGAGCTAATCCTGCTCCAGCTACAATAGGGGCAGTCACACCCTTGGTTAGAGCCGAACCGAAACCAGATACGCTTTCACCAACATTTTTGAATTTATTACCCAATTCTTGTGCACTCTTACCAAACTTAGTGAACGCACTATCATCTATATAAACTTGTCTCATGGATTTCGCTAACTCTTCATAGCGATTTTTTAACTCAGCTATTTTCGCAGCAGTAGCACTCATAGCTACTGATTGATCTAGTAGTTTCTTTTTTTGCTCATCAGTAGCCTTAGAAACTTCTCCAATCTGGTCCTTTAGTTCGTTTAACCGGTTGCTTTGGGCGTTCCAAAGTTTCTGATAATTTCCTAAAGCTGAACTAGTCTGATCCATAAGGCTCTTTAAGTTAGTGACATTCTTGCCAGCGCCCTTAAAGTTGTTTTCCATAGCTTTCAGGGAATTATCAACGCCTTTTAGATACGTCTTCAACCTTCCAACGTTCGATTGGAAAGGAGCGACATCTAAAGTAGCAGTTGCGACTAATTCACCAATATTACTTGCCATTTACTCTCCTTTCTAACCAAAAAGGAATGGAAAGGCCTTATCAAGGGTAGTCTCTTCTTCCTCTTTGCTATTTTTTATCTCTAAAGCCTGCACCATCAAATCGAAATCAGAAAGACGCATACTCTTAATATCATGGATTGTATATCCTTGACTCATTAATGATTGAACCCAAGCCAACAAGTTTTCTTGCGCTTGTTTAGGGGTCAATCCTTTTTCTTCTTTTTTCCCTTTGTAGTCTCTTTTTCTTCTTGTTTACCACCTAAAGCGGCTAAGTAGAGATCATTCAAGGTTTCAAGCGTTTCAACACTTGCAGTTTTCAAATCTTCGGCAGCAAACTGCTCACCGTACATTTTTACAAACATATCAAGATACGCTTCATTCAATTCACGGTGTTTAGCTGGATTTAGTAAATCCTCTTTTACTTCATATAGAGCGGTTTGACGAACTTGATGTTCCAAAGCTAGTAAATTATCTTCCACATTTACGTAGTCTTTAGAAAATTCCTTCAAAACACCTGCTTTTTTAAATTTGATTTCAAACATTCTTTTTCCTCATAAATAATAAAGGCTTGGAAAACCAAGCCTATTATCATTGTTCTAGTGTTCTTTCTGTTTCTGCGGTAACTGCTAATTCTGGACTAGCACCGCTTAGGCCTTTGGGAAAACCATCTCACGGAATTTAGTTTCTTGGAACTCAGGATTGTCTTCACGACCAACGATAAGAACCAATCCTTCTTCTTCGTTTCCGCGGGCTACGAAGCTTCCAGATACCGTATCGTTTTTAGGATCTGGTGAACCATCTTTCGTTTCCAAATCCATTCCTGGAAGCGAGAACTTCCCTTTAAGAAGACCGACCCAGATACCTTTACCGTCATCACCAGTGGTACGGAACAAGCAAGCGATATCGTTCGGAGTCATCTTCTTGCTGTATTTTTCAACACCATTCTCAACAGTAATGCCATAGAAGTCTTTACGAGCATCACTACCCAAATCCAACCATGATACTTCAAGAGTTGTTCCAGTGATACCAGAAGACAATACAACGTATGGTCCATCATCTGCTGTAATAGTGTTCAATTCATTTGTGATATCCAGTTTTGCTGATTTAATTCCTGGGATTTTTTTAGTTTCACCTGTGACAAGGTTTTGAGAGTTCAAAACCCCATATTCAAAACCACGTAAGCCAAATTTAACTTTAGACATTTATTTATTTTCCTTTCATTTCTTCGAGATTGCTCCAATCAAAAAGACGATATTTCCGGACGTTCATTAATAATCCAATATCGCTATCCATGTATCTGGGTTTCTCATTAGCTGTGTAGCGTTCAAAACCACTACTTTCTAGTACCGTATCAATCCTTTTGGCAATCTGATCTGCTTGCTTAGCATTCTTACACCAAAAGTTTACTGTGATACGTTGTTCCATGACGATAACATTATCGTCAGCATAATCATGAGGGGCTTCGTATGTTGAATAAATTCTTGCAAACGGAGCAAGTTCCTTTCGCTTCATATTCATCGGCTTTTCAGGAATATCATAAGTAAAGATACCTTGCTTATATCCTCCTGGGAATTCTTTCCCTCTAAACTGATCAAATAGCTGATTTATTTTTTCATCTGCTACTAAAAGCTTATAAGCCTCGGTTTCTGCAATCACTTACCTAACACCTCCCTCATCTTGTTTCCATATATCTTCTTAGCACGAGGAGTGACTCCATTGATAGTTTTTTCCTCGAAATCTTGCGCTTTCTGATAGATTGTTCCACTATCTGGATATTTCGCACGCCAGCCAGTAGCACGACCGTATCCGATATCTTTTGATGGTGCATCACCACCACTTTTGAAGTTACTGATTTTCACATCTTCCTTCATTCTATAAAGAGTTTCTTCTTTGTAAATCGGAGTATTTACTTCAAGTTCTTTCTTGAACTCTTGAGCTACCTCATTTACCGCTTCACGAGCCACACGAGGTGCTTTTGCTTCAAGAATCGTAAGATTTTTAAGACAAAGATCCAATCCTTTTGTCATGACACCATCACTCCCTTGATTAAATCAATTTCCTTGTTAGCATAGTCACGTTCAATAGCAATAATTTGATATTCATTACCATCAAATTCTACATAACATGAATTGTCAAAAGGCAGTTTTGGTTGATGACGAATTAAGAATGTTTTAGTGTCTTTGTGCTCTGACAACCCACTAGCTTTCGTGACCGTTGCATTTTCACGAAAATCTTTAATAGAGGTTTTAGATACTTCTGCCCAGCAAGTATACAAGTCATTTCTTTCGAAATCTAGCACCTCTCCATCTTCATTTTGTCCACCTACTCTTTGAAAAAAAGTAATGCGGACATTCATGTTACGTGTCCGCATTAACTTTCCCTCCGTGTTCTAAGTTGGTGAATGATATTCAGAACACCGTTCGCTAACGGATAACGCATGGTGTCCGCTGACATTCCTCGATGTTCGTACTCTTCCTTGACTTGCTTTTTGACAGCTAGTCGGAATTTCGCATAGGACTCTAAGTCTTCAGGTTGTAGTTTGTTATCGATAGCGAAACAAATCTGCTCTCTAGCTGACTCGATAAGTTCAAGTAGTAACTCATCTTCAAAATCATAATCGATTTTGCAGTACAACTTGACTTCTTCTAAAAAGTCGAATATTTCATTATCCATATTTCTAACCTCCAATCAAATCAAGTAGATCTTGTTTAAGGCTAGAAGGATTGTAGCTGATACCTTTGCTGTCTAGATAAGCCATAATATCTGCCTTTGTACTTGCAGCAGTTGGTTTATCTAACTCGACAGTCGCCGTCTTATTAACGGCTGACAGTGGGCGTGAATGTTACGAAATAACCAGCTTTTGCATCGGCTTTCTTAACATCGAAGCGCATAACTGCTTGTAGGTATTGTCCATAGATTTCATTATCTGCCCAACGAAGACCAAGATCCATACGGTCGGCAAACAATACTGCACGAGTCACGTCACCGATAAAGGCTTTAGCTTCACCTTTAGCACCTAGAGATTCATCTGATACTACGAATACTGGATGACCAAGGAACGCTTTACCAGAGGCTGAAACGATTGAATCTTGAAGCAAGTAACGACCGTTCTTATCTTTCAAAGTATCAAGAACTTGGTAGAACGATTGAGAAACTACAAATGATACGTTGTAAGCAGGGTCAAGGTCTACGTTCAAGATTGATTTAATAGCATCCAAATCCGCTGCAGTTTTAGCTTCAAAGCCTTTAAGGATGTTGCCAATTGCTTCATTGGTAGTGTTAACTTTGATTTGACCAATCGCTTCAGATACAATAGCAAGCAAGTCAACGTCTGCATCATCAATTGATTCTTGAGAAACTGGAATCGCACCACGGTAAGTAGCTACTTCCCATGCTACGCTATCAAAATCTGGTTTAGCAAGTGCAGGATTTTTCTCCAATTCAGCAACACTAATCATCTTAGCAGTCGCACGTTTAAGAATTGGGTATTTCCCTGAACCCTTAGTAGCTTTATGAATTGTTGTGAATTGCTTCAAATCAACAACTGTTTTAACTTCACGGAGTGGAGTTGTTACAATTTCTTCACTAGTTACAGGTTTAGTTTTTTCTTTCTTCAAACCATCTGATGTTGGGTTGATATCATTCATCGGGATAAGTACTTCATCTTTACCCTCAAAACGAAGACCCTCATTACGAATGCGACCTTTAGAACGGATGAATTCATTTACAGATTCACGATAAGACTTAGTTTCTTCTTCAACTTTATGAGCTTGTCCAACAGTTTTAACATCAGAACCAACTTCTGCAATTTCATATGCTTTTAGATTGTTCTCAGCTTCTGCTTTTTGAGATTTCAAAATATCGATTTCAGCACGCACTTCACGAGCTTTCTCGAGGTCTTCGTTGTTCAAAACAGATTTTAATTCTTCTGTTTTAGCAGTAATTTCAGCACCAATATTCATAATTTGTGCTTTCAGTTCTTTCATTTTTTCTTTAAACATACCTTTAAATTCTCCTTTTTGGGTATAAAAAAAGAGCCTATAGCCCTTCAAGTAATTCTTCTTTTTCCAATTCAAACTTCATCGCTTCGATTTCGTTCTTACGACTCGATTTATTAGCGAAGAAGTCATCAATAACAGCTTGTGGTAACATTCCTGTCCCAAAGCTTGCAACAGCTTCACGGTCTTCAAAGTTCATTACTTCATCAGCAAAACCCTTTTCAACCGCTTCTTCAGCACTCATGAAGGTCTCGTTCTTCATCATGTCGATGATAACGGACTCTTCAAGACCTGTTTTAGACACATAAGCATTAACGATAGCTTGGTCGCTAACCTTCAAAGCGTTTGACGCTTTGTCCAAATCATCGCTATTACCTGAAACCCACGGTAACAATGCTTTATGGATCATGATTTGTGCAGTTGGGCTGATACGCACCGAATCCGCTCCCATGATTGCCACACTAGCAGCACTTGCAGCAATGCCAGTGACTTCAACAGTTACTTTCCCTGGATAGGAACGCAATGAGGTATAGATTTCACTTCCAACAGTCACTAAGCCACCGTTTGAGTTAACCTCTAGTACCACATCGCTTCCATCTTCTGGGAAAGCATCAACCACAGATTTAGCACTGACTGCTTCCATCCCAAAATAATCATAAACTTCTTGTTGATTATTCGAGATCAGCGGACCCTTCATCTTGATTCTCTTCGGCATTTCTTGTCCCACCTCCTTTCATTGCTTGATATTCTTCTTTTTTGTCTAAGAAGACGTAATTCAGACTAGATAGATAACGGTCCATATTTGGATCCGTAGAACGTTCTTTACCGAGTTCGATTAAAGCTTGGTTCGGTGTTAAGATTTGATTGTTCACAAGCTTAACCAACTCTTCAACATTGCGTCCTGTAATGCTACGAGTATCAAATTCAACACGGTATTTCCTACGTTCATCATCATCTAGCACTTTTAGACCTAATTCACTAGTAATTGCATCAAAATAAAAAGGAAGGTCGTTGGTAACGTAATCTTCCGTCAATTGAGCGACAGACTGGTTTGGACTGTTCACTCCTAATTTAAAGCTAGGAACTCGCAAAGCTTTGGCGATTTGGGCAGTTGAAAAGTTGTTTGACGTAATCAACTGTAAGACATTTGTATCAATTTCAAGAGGGGTATACTCTTGAGTATCGTCAAATACAAGAGGACTTCCACCAGTCGAGCCTTCACGCATTTTCTCGAAGTCCATGCGTGCTTTCTGCCTAGCTTCACCATTTAATTGAGCGCCTTTCAACTTGATAATTCCGCTTGAGAAACCATCACGGAAAAACTTAATCAAGGTGTTAATTCCACCGTTTTGGAGACTGATTTCATCTCCCAAAGACAACAACGGAGAACGTCCAAGTATTGTGTCGTGACTAAAGAATTTCCAATGAATAACATCATCAGACTTACATCTAACTTCCTTGCCACTCAACTGGTCACGGAATGTATATATCAGTTCGTGGTTATTGGTTTCTTCAACTGTCGTTTCAGATGGCCTAAAGAATTGAAATTCCATCGCTCTTCCAGTTACTGGATCTCGAAGAATACGAGAAAATGAATTCCCGGTCAAAATTGTATTGACTGTCATTGCGAATTTCCACTGTCTAGCCGAAGCATTCCCAGTCGATTTCACATTTAGAAGATAATTCATGTTCTCATCTATCTCAATATTCCCCATTAAATCTTTTTTCAACAGAGGGAAACGTGCCACATCACCAGCTATGATAGATACTGCAGTCAAGACATCACTATTTTTTAAAGCTTTGATACCAGTATATTCAGGGCTTGAATTGGCAGATACCACAGATGATATATATTCGTCATAAGATATTTTTGACGAACTCAAAGATTGAAAAAAAACCATTAGATTCTCACCTCCTTTCTATTTTTGAGTACAAAAAAAGCACCGATTGGTGCTTATATTAACTATTTCCAAAGATATTTTCCTATCTGCATAGAGTAAATCGATGAATTATTTTTTGGTAAATCGTAATTCAAGAAGAATACAGCATTAGACTTTGGAGACACTATTTTAACTTCCCCTTCTCCTGTCAACCCTAAAAACTCTTGCAATCCACTATAATTTAGCACTTCATCTCCAGCTTTTGCTACAAATTCTTTAGGATTGAAACTAGATTTTCTATCTGTGTTGTTTTCTAAAACAATTGCGACAGTAACCTTACCCTCAGTTACATCCATATTTCTTACTTNNNAGTTGCTTTGATTGTTTTCGGTGTTATAAATTTCTTTATTAGTAGGATCATATCGTAAATTGTATTTAGCAAGCGCATTATTAATATCAACATTCTCCGAATCGATTGCACGTACCAAAATCAATAAAAATAAAATGATAATACCAAATACAATTGTTGTCCAGAACAACGGTTGCTTATAAACTGGTTTTTTTGTCATATTAGACACCTCCTAAAATTAACTCATTCTAACAAATTTTAGGATTTTTTTCAACATCACTTCGTTTTATCAATATATGCACCTATCAGGCACAGTATCAATCCTGTAGCGATATACCCATATACTTCACCTATCAAGAAAATGCCGTAGATGAAGAAAGATAATCCAGCTAATAGCAAGATTGTGTGTATCTGATTCAATAACCTCAAAACAGCGAATCTCCTTTCAAAATTTTCTCATTCGTCCAGTAACCTGTACCGTCGAATGGTTCTAAATAACAAGCAGCATACGCATCTAAAAGAGCGTCCAAAGGGTCGATTTTATTGCTATTTTTATTCTTGTCTATCCTCATACCGTTGTTATCGACACGAGTATAAGCGTTATTCACTGCCATAGTTAGCAACTGATTTCCACTATGTTTTATCTTCCCTAATCGGACATCATCACGGAATTGTTTAGTAGGCATATTCAATACCATTGTCGTTTGTGGTATTTGTGTCAAAGGCCATTCAGGATGTCGTTTCTCAATCATGGTCAATAACGAACCGAACTGATAAGGGTCAAAATAAATACCTTGCAATTCCCAATCATTCTCATAAACCATTTCTTCAATCTTCTCGAGAACACGCTCATCATCGATAACACCACTTTCAAGAGTGGTAATCTCGCATTCACCCATTCGTTCCAAATTGGTATAAGAAACACCGTCTCGTTTTTCTTTAGCAATCAAACCGTATTTGGTAGCTACAAAAGAAAAACTATCCGCATACCAATAATCATCCATCATGACCATTGGAGAAATGGAGAATAAGTCACTTGACCTACCTACGTCAACACCAATCCATACTCTACGTTTTCTAGTATCTGGTTTATCAATCTTAGCTTTAGACCAACTTTCTTTATCCATGTAAGATTCTTCAGAGGATTGTCTCCACATATTAAAGTTCTTGATCAAAACTTCATTGACCGTACCAGTTTCTAACGATGTCTTGCGACGTTTTCGGAGATAATCCATCATCTTTTCGTGAAGTGCTTCGACTTCAAGAATTGGATTGGATTTTATCCAATTAGCCTCGTCAGCTATCTCTTCCTCATTGTCTTGTTCTGCAATAAAAGCAAAATAACCATCATCTATCACATCTCCGTCCAAAATCTTCTCGATATATGGATATTCGATTGTGTGCATTGGAGCATTTAAGTTCATACCAGCTGTTGAGATTATCAAAATCAACGGATTATCCAACTGACCTTGCCCAGATTCTAGCAACTCAATCATCTCATTAGTTTTAGATGCTGCAAACTCATCCAAGATACCAACGTATGGTTCAAATCCATCGACCGCTCCAGTATCTCGACTTAACGCACGAACATAACTCTCATCATTCAAATTACGAAGTTCATCACGCACGATTTTAGTTGCTTTTCGAATATCTTCATCTTGCGCTCTCAGAGCATCTAACTGCTTACGGATCATATCGTATGCGATACGGGCTTGAGAACGGTCGTTGGCAGTACAGAATAGTTGTCGGCTCATAGAAGGGTTCCGACCAAATAAAAACTCGTACAGGGCAATCCCTGCAACGAGAATAGTCTTCCCGTTCTTTCTGGCCAAACTGATTAGAGCTTTTTTAAATCTTCTTATCGATGTGTCAGACTTTCTTCTCCAACCATACAAACAAGATAAAATGAATTTTTGAAAATCTGCCAGTGGATATGGTTTGCCAGTTTTGACATCTGGGAGCATTTCAATGAAATCTATCGGATTTTTTGCTTTGTCAGGTAAGTAAATATATGGAAAGTCTTCATCATCCATACGCTTCAAATCTCTTAAATGTCGCTTGCAAGCTTTTATAACTTTCTTGCTGGCTATGATTTCTCCACTTACGACTCTTGAAGCATACTGATAAGCTACGTCTTCCACACAATCACCTCCTAACTACCAAATTTATCAAAAATACTCTCTTTCTTTTCTTCAACCTGTGGCACATACAATTTCATGCGACTGTCCACCGTCAATCCTAACTGAGATGCTGCTTTCATCAAGTTAGTTGTGGCACGCTCTAATGTATACAACATTTTGTTTGGAACTACCGAGCCTTTTTCATTCTCGTAGACATAACCTTTTTTCTGCAATCCGCGAGATATCTCTTTGTAGACTGCATACCAGGTGCAGTAGCTCTCTAAAACGGCTCTGTCTAGATTTCTTAGGGGTAGTTTTCGCAGATCGTTGATGACTCGTTTATATTCTGCTTTCGCAATCGGATCGAAGTGCTTTGGCGGTGTTAGTTGTAATGCATCCAAACCATCCGAAGCCTTCTCCTGTATACTTTTGCGAGCTATTTTCTCTTCTTTGGTCATGTGCTTTTTGTTGCTTTCGACAACCTTCATTTTCCGTCCCATTTCTGCCTCCTTTACACCAAATTTTATAACTTCCAATATTTCAAAAAGGGAATTTTTCGTAC